CTTATCTACTTAATTATATGGGTATTTAATGAAAAATGGCTGACGGCGATAGAATTAAAATTGAAGAGATAAATTTTGGTAGTGATATACCAGAATGGGCCACCAAAGAAATTCAAGAAAAAATACTAAATGCTTTAACTGAATCTAAAAAAGCAGATGATAAAAATCTAAAAGAAAATCAAAAACAGTTAAACGAAACTAAAAAATCCAATAGTATGTTTGCTATGTGGAGTAAAAATAGTCAAAAACTAGACAAAGAACAGTTAGATGTACAGAAAAGATTTGAAAGAAACCTAAAAGATGGCAACAAAAACATGACTGCTGGAATAAAACAAGCGTTCAAAAGACTTGATGAAGCATCTAAAAAACCAGCAGAAGACATGGCCAAAAAAACATTTAATACTCCGTTTAAAGCACTCAACAAAGGACTAGTAAAAGGTGCTAGAATGTTAGGTGTGTTTGGATTGGCTCTTACAGCAATAACATCAACAGTTGGATTCCTTATTGGGCGAATGAAAATGTTTTCAGATTCGTTTAGAACTGTATTTGCAATGGGATTTAGATTTGAACAAGGTTCTATGGGATTAGCCAGAGCGGCAGTGGCGGCTGAAATGGGCATACAAGAATATACAGAAATTCTTGGCAAGTATTCTGCATCAGTTGGCATTTTAGGAACTCGAGCATTTAGTGATCTAAATCTAGCATTAAGAGATAATCTACAAAGTGTAGGTAACCTAGGTATGGCATATAGCGAACTTACAGAGTTTACTGGAAGTTATATTGAACAACTAAAAGATGCCGGCATCCTTACAAATGAAAATAACGAATATCTAGAAGGCATGGCCGAAACATATTTAAAAAATATTACTGCATTTACACAATTGTCAAATGTAAGTAGAGATCAAATTGATGCAGTGATAAAATCAGCAACATCAATTGATGCATTTACCAATAGAATGAACACACTACCAGCAACAGTGCAACGTTCGTTGTTGGCCGCAACACAAACAGTTGCAGGTATGTTTGCAGGACTTGGTACAGAATTTGGTGATCAACTAGCAACAACATTTACACAGGCATATGGACGAGGCGGGTTATTCTTTACAGAAGCAGGTAGATCATTACTAGCAGTCAACAAAAGATTGTACAATTCACTAGATGGTATTATAAACAATCTAGAAAGCATGAGCGACCAAGAAGCGGCAGAAGCCACTGCTGAATTAATTGATCAAATTGCTAACACTAGTGATGCTGAACGAGAAAGACTAGGAGTAATTGAACGTTCTAACACAGAATATGCGGCCGCGGCAGGACAACAGATTGCATTGATTAACAAAATTCAACAGTTAGAAGAAGATGGTAGAATAGAGATATACAAAGACCTACAAAGGCTAAGACAAGAATCAAATGTTGACAAAATGTCAGTGGCGTTTATTAATTTTGAACGTGTGATTGAAAAGTTTAAAATCACATTCAACAAATTTTTTACAGCACTGTTTTCTAATGATAAGTTACTAAACACTTTTGCATCACTATTAGAATCATTCACATCAAAGTTTATAGAAAGTGCAGATTTTATTAACAGAATAGCCGAAGGTGCCGGCAAAATATTACAAAAGATATTGATGTGGTTTGGTGATATTGGCAATGCAGTAGGTGACGGGTTTACTAGTTTGGTTAAAACAATCTTTGCACCTTTAAAAACAATTTTAACAGACGGAATAAGTGCAGGTATTAGGCGTGGAATTGCAAAAGCAGTACCAGGTGGTGTTAACGATGAAATGCTTAACAAAATGGATAATCTAGCCAAAGAATATCGCGAAGCCACTCCAGGCGAAGACAAAGAAAAAGCATTAAACAAATTATACGATTACGTGTTTAAAACAACAACAACTCCTGGTGGTCTAGAAGTTAAAGACCTTTTTGGAGATTTTGGAAAAGATTTAGATGAAGCAACAAAATTAAAAAAATTAAAAGAATACGAGTTCGGAGTTGATTTAGGAGACACAACTCCACAAAACGAACAAAAACAAAAAGCACAAGGCACTACTAATGTTGATCCATCTATACTTTCTGATACAAAAATGCGTATTATGAAACAGTACCTACCTATGACAGGGTCAAGTGATTCAACACAAACAGCAGAAAACCAATTTTATTCTACTACCCTTGGATTACAACAAAAACAAATAGAACTACTGCAAAAACAATTGGATAAACTAACAGTAGTAGCAGGTTAATAGGCCAAAAACATAGTGGTTGCATTAAGATTTAAAATACTATATAATTTACATAAATACTAGCATATAAAGGTACGTACACACAATGAGTTGGAAAAAACACTTTACTACATATGAAACTAAACTAGGACAACAAAGTCCTGTAGGCAGTTCATACGGACAATCATCACAATCAAAATACAGCTCATGGTTACCAGAAGTATATGCAGGTCAGCCAAATCGTATTGAGCGTTATTATCAATATGATCAAATGGATCTTGACACAGAAATAAACGCGGCACTTGATACTATTGCAGAATTTTCAACTCAAAATGATCCAAAGACAGGTGTTCCGTTTAGACTTTTTTACAAAGAAAAACCAACTGATACAGAAACAGAAATTTTAGATCAAGCACTTAAACAATGGTCAAATGTCAATGACTGGGACAAAAGATGTTTTAAACTTTTTAGAAATGTAATCAAGTATGGTGATCAGGTGCTAGTTAGAGATCCAGAAACCTACAAGTTGCTTTGGGTTGATCATGCAAAGATTGAAAAGATTGTTGTTAACGAAGGCAAAGGCAAAAAGCCAGAAGCATACTTTATTAGAGACTTAGATTTAAATTTACAAAATCTAAATTTAACCACAATGAGTCAGTATCAATACACGGCTCCAACAGCATATCAAAGTGGTAACATGCCTTTTGCCACTGATGCAAAATACAAAGGCATCACCACAGCAACCACAAGTTCACAAGCAGGTAGATTTAATTTAGAAGTAATGACAACACCTGTTGATGCTTCACATATTGCACATATTTCATTATCAGAAGGCATGGATAGATTTTGGCCTTTTGGTACCTCAGTACTAGAAGCAATATTTAAAGTGTACAAACAAAAAGAATTGCTAGAAGATGCAATTATAATTTATCGTGTACAAAGAGCACCAGAACGTAGAGTGTTTTACATTGACGTAGGTAACATGCCAACCAACAAAGCAATGGCATTTATCGAACGTGTTAAAAACGAAATTCATCAAAAACGTATTCCAAACAAAACAGGTGGTGGCGCAAACATTATGGATGCCGCTTATAATCCATTATCACAAATTGAAGATTATTTCTTTGCACAAACGGCTGAAGGTCGAGGTTCTAAAGTTGAAACATTACCAGGTGGTCAAAATCTAGGCGAAATTGATGACTTAAAATACTTTAATAATAAGTTGATGAAAGGTTTGAGAATTCCATCAAGTTATTTGCCATCAATGCCAGATGATCCAGGTTCAGCATTTACTGATGGTAGAGTTGGCACAGCATACATCCAAGAATTTCGTTTTACAAAATTTTGTCAACGTTTGCAGTCAATGGTTATGCCTACACTTGATAAAGAATTTAAAATGTTCTTAAAGCATAGAGGTATTGAAATTGATTCGGGCGGATTTGAAATACAATTTAATGAGCCACAAAACTTTGGCAAATACAGACAGATTGAAATCGACAATCAACAGGTTAGTATCTTTACACAATTACAACAAATTCCATTTATTTCAAAACGTTTTGCAATGTCACGCTATCTTGGACTTGATGAAGGCGAGATTTACAGAAATGAAAAACTGTGGGCAGAAGAAAATGCTAATGCAACTGAACCACTAGCACAAGGCGATGATGTAGCCGGAGGCGCAGGCTTATCAGATGTAGGAGCGGCTCCAATGCCACCCTCTGATCTAGAAGGTGGAGAAGAAACACCAGACGTAGATGCTGGTGCAGATGCTGGTGCGGAATCACCATTAACACCAGATGTAGACACTCCAGCAACATAAATAACATAGCAAAGGCAAATGTTATGAAAATTTACGAAATTAGCACAACCGATTTATATTGTTTTGAACCAATAACAGAAGG